ACGTAGATTTAGATGTTGAAGGGTTTGAACACCCTGATGGTATTAAATTACCTTACATAGTAACTATAGATGAGGGTTCTGGTGAAGTGTTATCTATATATAGAAACTACGATCAAGCAGATAATTTATTTAAAAAACAACAATACTTCGTTCATTATAAGTTTATGCCTGGCCTTGGTTTTTACGGCCTAGGTTTAATTCACATGATTGGTGGTTTGTCTAGAACAGCAACAGCTGCTTTAAGACAGCTAATAGATGCTGGTACTTTAGCAAACTTACCTGCTGGTTTTAAAGCAAGAGGTTTGAGAGTTGCTGATGATGACCAGCCAATACAACCTGGTGAGTTTAGAGATGTTGATGCACCTAGTGGTGATCTTCGTGCAGGCTTATTGCCATTACCATACAAAGGTGCCGACCCAACTCTGTTTCAATTGTTAGGTTTTTGTGTTCAAGCTGGTAAAGAATTTGCAACAGTAGCAGATCAAAAACTAGGAGACGCCGCAAACGCTGGTGCTCCTGTTGGAACCACTATGGCTTTGATGGAAAGAGGTATGCGTGTCATGTCTGCTATTCACAAAAGAATGCACTACGCACAGAGAATAGAATTTAAATTATTAGCTAGAATATTTGCAGAGTCTTTACCTCCTGTATATCCTTATGAGGTTCAGGGTGATTTACAAACTCTAAAAGCATCCGACTTTGATGAAAGAATAGATATCGTACCTGTATCTGATCCAACAATATTCTCTATGTCACAAAGAATTACTTTGGCACAGACACAATTACAATTAGCACAGGCTGCACCTGAAATGCACAACATGTATGAAGCGTTCAGAAGAATGTATTCTGCGATGGGTGTTCAAAACATTGAAGCGATATTACCTCCACCTTCAGGTCCACAACCTTTGGATCCTGGTCAAGAAAATGCTACTGCTTTATCAGGTGGAGCATTAACAGCTTTTAGAAAACAAAATCACAATGCACACATTGATGCTCATAGAGCTTTCTTTTCTAGTGCTTTAGTAAAAACAAATCCACAAACTATGATGATTTTACAATCTCACATAGCAGAACATGTTGCTTTACAGGCAAGAGAAGAGGTAGAACAAGAAATGCAAAAAGAATTAGAAGAGATGCAAGCAAAAGCTGGCGGTCAGATACCTCCAGAACAACAAAATGAGATGCAAGAGCTATTAGAATCAAAAATTGCTGAAAGAATTGTACAAATGACTGAACAAATGGTTACTGAAGAACAACAAATGATGGGTGAACAAGGTCAAGACCCTCTAATTGAGCTAAAACAACAAGAAATTAACTTAAAAGCACAGGATTTACAGAGAAAAGCCGCTGCAGATGAAGCAAAAGTTGCCATGGATGCAGCAAAATTGGCTCAAAATGAAGAATTAACTGAAGCTAAGATAGATTCACAAGAAGATATTGCACAATTACGTGCAAATGTTAACTTGTCTAAACAAAAAAATTAAAATGAGAACACCAGTAGAAAAATTACAAGAATATTTTGTAGAATTGATGGCTTTTTCTGACAAAAGCACACAAAGCTCAGAAGATCAAGTGCTTTTAGCTGGTGCAATGATGGGTGCAGCTAAGATGTTGTACTCAAACAACCTGTCTTTACAAGAATATAACGAGATTATGGATCACAATGGTAAAGACTTGATAAATCTCATAAAACCGACTATACATTAATTATTATGGCTACAGAAACTAAACCAAAAACATACGCTGAAATGAAAAATTTTTTGTATAATAAAGCTGGTAGTTTGTCAGGAAAAGAAAGAACAGAAGCTAAAAAGATAGCAGATGAGTTTTTATTTCTTTTTGCTGATGAGATCAAACAAGATAAAAAAGACGGAGGTTCAATAAAAAAATTAAAAGATGGTGGATTTCCTGATCTAAGCGGTGACGGTAAAATAACAAAAAAAGATATTCTTATGGGCCGTGGTGTAATTAAAAAAGCTATGGGCGGTGGAGTAGGCGAAGCTATAAACGGTTTAAAAAAACAAGGTTTAAAAAATGGCGGTCTAGCGGGTAGACTAGCTCAACGTGGTTATGGAAAGGCAAGATCATGAAGTTTAAAAACGCAAAGATGACTCAAGTTCCTAGTAAAAACCCTTTTCCAAATTCTGTTGTGGCATCTGATGCTGCAATAACTTTCTCTCCTTTTGTTGTGAGAAAGAATAAGGGAGCTGGACCTAAAGGACAAACTAGCAACATGCAAATTAAAAAAGTTCCATTTAAAGGTGTAAAGTAGTATAATCCAAAAATTAAAAAGGAGGTTTGTATGAACTTACTAAAAGATCTATGGGCACATTTGAAAGAATGGTCCGATTGGAAAATGAAAGACTGGATCAAAGCAGCTATCGTAGCGTTGATCGTAATAGTTATCATAGGAGCTATTTAAGAATTTATGTGGCAATTATTGGCTAAACCTTTACTTGGCGTCGTCGCAGATGGCGTCAAGGGTTTTGTGGAAACAAAGAAAGCAAAACAAGAATTAAAACTTACAACTATCAAAGCCACTCAAAAACTTAAAGAGGACCAGATTGCTGGAAAAGTTGCATGGGAGCAAAGTGCAGTTGACCAAATGAAGGGGAGCTGGAAAGATGAGGTAGCACTCATTGTTCTACTACTTCCAGCAGTTTTAGTATTCACGCCTTTACAAGAACATGTGCATCGTGGGTTTATTGCACTGCAAGACCTACCGTCATATTATCATAATTTGTTGTACATTGCGATTTCTGCGAGCTTCGGCATCAAGGCAGGATCAAGCGCAATAGGGATGTTTAAAAAGAAATGAAAAAAGGATCAAAGAAAAAAGTAAAAAAAGTTATTAAAGGTTTGAAAAAAGCTTCTAATACTCACGCTAAACAAGCTAGAACTTTACAAAAAGTTATTAGAGGAAAGTAGTGCCTTTAAATAAGAAAGGCAAAAAAATCATGAAGTCTATGAAGAAGACCTACGGCAAAGATGCCGAGGCTGTCTTTTATGCTTCTAAAAATAAAGGAGTAATCAAAGGTGTCGAAAAAAAGAAAAGATCCACTAAAAGGAACAGGAAAAAAACCAAAAGGTAGTGGTCGTCGTTTGTACACAGACGAGAACCCTAAAGATACTGTTCGTGTAAAATACGCTACTCCTGCAGATGCTAGAAAAACTGTTGCTAAAGTAAAAAAGGTAAAGAAACCTTTTGCTAGAAAAATACAAATATTGACTGTAGTAGAGCAAAGAGCTAAAGTTCAAGGCAAAAATAAACAAGCCGCTATTGCTAGAAAAGGTAAAGAGGCTATTAGAAAAGCGAAAGGAAAAGGATGAGCTACGAAGAATTATCAGAGTCAGTAAAGTTAAGTGAAGGTTTTAGAAACAAAATATATCAAGATACCGAAGGGTTCGATACCATCGGGTGGGGTCATAAAGTTGTCGCAGCGGATAATTTTATTGCTGGTAAAGAATACACCGAAGAAGAATTACAAACAGTATTTGATAAAGATCTAAGTAGAGCAATCGCACAAATGAAACAATTATGCGCACAAAATAATATTACAGATTTACCAGAAAAAGCTGAACACGTCATAACAGAGATGTGTTTTCAACTTGGGCAGACAGGCGTGTCTAAGTTTAAAAATATGTGGAAATGCCTGCAAGAAGGCAATTTTATTGGTGCAAGTTATGAAATGTTAGATTCTAAATGGAACAAGCAAACACCAAATCGTTGTAAAAAATTGTCTGATCTTATGAAATCATGCGCATAGAAAATTTTTTTTCATATTATAAAAACGAACTAAAAGCTAGACAAGAGGTCATAAAAGACGCTATAGCTACAGGTGTAAAAGATTGGGATACATACCGATACATGATTGGTAGGTATAACGGTCTAAAAGAAGCTGAACAGGAACTCACGGACCTGCTTAAGAAAACGGAGCTAGAAGATGAGTAAATTAATTGTGCCAAAACATGTATGGGATGGCAAAGCTGTTGAAAAACAGAAAAAAGAGATAGAAAAGGTACCCAACCCAACTGGGTATAGGATTGTATTATTCCCACTTAAATTAGATAGTAAGACAAAATCAGGTATAATATTGACAGATGAAACTGTTGCTGAATCTCAAATAACTACTAACATTTGTAAAGTTTTAAAAGTTGGGCCTGATGCTTATAAGGACAAAGACAAGTTTCCCACTGGTCCATGGTGTAAAACGGACGATTGGGTATTAATTACTCGCTACGCAGGATCTAGAATTAGAATAGACGGTGGTGAGTTAAGGATTATTAATGACGATGAAATACTGGCTGTCATTGATGATCCAAGAGATATATTGCCAGCTAACATATTATAAACATGGAGAAGTCTATGCAACCACAAGTGCAATCAGAGCAAGATAAGATGGTACCGATAGATACTTCGGGCGATCCTGTCGAGATAGAAGTAAAAGAAGAAAACAACAAGGAGCAGGCTCAGCCTAATCAACCTGAAGTTCAAGTTGAAGAAGCTCCTATAGTAGAAGAACCCAAAAAAGGTAAAGAAGAAGAATTAGAAGATTATTCTGCTTCAGTTAAACGTCGTATAGATAAGTTAACACGAAAAATGCGTGAAGCTGAAAGACGTGAACAGGCTGCTATTGAATACGCTAAAAACGTAAACGACAAGTATAAACAGGCTGTTAATCTTGGAGCACAGAAAGATGAACACGCTATAAAAAATATTGAGGATAAATTAGTTACACAAGAAGCTTTTGCTAAAAGAGCGATGGAAGCTGCTATGCAAGCAGGTGACGTTAATAAACAAGTTGAAGCTCAACAAGAGATAGCAAGACTAGCCATAGAAAAAGAACGTGTAAATGTCTCTAAACAAAAAAGAGAACGAACAAAAGGTCAAGAGTTTCAAGGCGAACCTATGCCTGAGATATTACAGCAAAACGTTCAACAACCTAATCAACAGTCTCAGCAACCTGTTCCAGAACCAGATCCAAAAGCAGCTGAATGGGCTTCTAGAAACTCATGGTTTGGTAAAAATAAGGTAATGACGTACGCCGCTATGGGATTACATGAAGAATTGGTTGAAGAAGGATTTGACGCATCGACAGATGAGTATTATACTGAGATAGATAAACGAATTGCAAAAAACTTTCCTCAACAAGGAAATCAAACTAGACCGACTCAAAAAGTTGGTTCTGCAGTAAGAACATCGTCCACTGGACGCCGCACTGTGAAGCTCACACCATCACAAGTAGCGATCGCAAAAAAACTTGGTGTGCCACTTGAAGAGTACGCAAAACACGTGAAGGAGGCGTAAATGACTACTAAAGGAATT